TTGCATTGCCATAGATAGACTCAATCGTTGCATTGCCATAGATAGACTCAATCGTTGCATTGCCATAGATAGACTCAATCGTTGCATTGCCATAGACATAGATATTTGCGTTACAAAATTGCCTATTTACTGATATAGATTCTTTTGTTTCAGTAATTCTAATTACCCCACTAAATGTATCTTTTATTTTATTAAACTCTTTTTGAGTTTGAACTATTATTTCATTGTTATTTCTAAACATTTTAATTTAATTAACTTTTAATGTGGGGTGATGAATCTCTCGGACTTTCCAGAAGGCATTAAATCCCTCTAGTAAGCCCAAGAGGGCCTACATACTACTTATTCTTTTCCTCTACTTCCAATGCTTTTGCTGTATCAATCAAATAAGCCTGATTATCAGCAATCAACTTCTCAATGACCAATTCTCTTGCATCTGATGTGTATTCACCACATTCATTCTTTAATCCAAACTTTCTTAGAAGTTTCTCATCGGCTGATAATACTAGATTCTTTGCAAATGTTGTTATTTTTGACATAATTGTTTTCTTTGGTTTATAAACTTGATTCTCCCAACTCCCTTGTACTCTACAATCTAATAATGACTTTCCCCAGAAATTCTTAGAAACTGGAATAAAATCAGAATAAATTTGTTTAAATACATCTACACGCCCTTCACATTTTTCTTCTACGAGTTCAAAATTATCTTTATAATCCCACCAATCATTATCTAGCAAAACACCTTTTTCTGCATCACTGAAATTTCTTTTGTCATATTCTAGTTCTCCATAAACTCCTTTTACAGTAAAAATCTCTCTATTACTTATTCTTCTAATTTTATCTCCTTTTTTAAACATTATGGTAATATTTTACTGAATAATCCATATAATCCTACCTTTGTCGTCTTCATCTTTAAAGGCTTAGGATATTCCTCTATCTCATCTTGCCTCATCGACCAGAAAGCATTTGCCTCCTTATTAACTTGGTGTCTTAGAATCTCTTGTATATTCTGTAATGGAATGAGATTCGTTCCTTTGACATATTCTTTGATTGAAATTCGTTTAGTCATTTGATTGAGTTAATCTTCCTGCTTCTTGTTCAATCTCAGCATCAAAAGCTTCAATGTATTTAATGATTTGTCTCTCTATTGAGCCACATTTTTCATCATGCTGGTCAAGAACTCCTTTAGCTTCAGCAATACTTTGAATATCAACAGGAGTCTTAGCTAAATAATTCTTATCTCCAATCTCATATATTGTCGTGATTGATAATTTCATAAATGTACGACTTATCTTTTAATAATTTAAGTATATACTCAGAACATTTTATGTCAACTGTGGATAAGTGTTATAAAATATTAGATATAACTTGTCAAGTTTCTATTTTTTATTCATCAATTCTAATAAATACAAATTCCACGACAATCCACTTTTCTTTCTCTTTAACATCAATTTCTTCCAAGTATCTTCGTGCATCTTAATACATTTTCCTTTATATTTAATATGTGTTTCTTCTTCCTTCATGTAATTTCAATTAACTAATAAGTATTCACCAATGGTATATACCATAAACCAACCACCCAAGACGTTTCCTTTCAAAGAGAAATCGATGTGTTTTTTCTTTGAATCAATCCTAAGTCTTTAAAGAAAGAATAGAATTAGTGTATTTAATTTTAAAAGAACTTCGCTTTCTCCCCGATGAGGTATCCGCTTGTCCACGTTCCCTTAACTCTTTCAAGTCCGTTAAGTATCTCGTGTAGATTTGGTGAGACTATAAAACAAAAAAATCCATCAGGGTGTGACAATCGTTTTTAGGCGATGACCACACGTTGATGAATTTCTTTACGTATGGTAACCCTGGCAAGTGAACTTCACCTGCACCAATATTATACCATACCTGAATTTAAATTGCAAGCAAATGTGTGGAAAACTCCTTTAATCGTTGTTTTCCAAGCTCAATTTGTCTCTTTTTATTCATGTAATACCATTTTACAGCCTTCTTTCTCTCTCTTTTCATTCTACAATCGTAACATCTAACACCTCCACTTGTTATCTTTCTTTCAACCATATTAGGGCAAAAATCACATTTAACAGTCTTTGTTTTTAAAGGTCCTTTGTATTCTCTTCCATAAATTTTAGGGTAATTCTTGATTATATATTCTAGTTGTCTTTTTTTGATACAATCACTACATACAGCTTTTCTTAAAGTTGAACGTATACAAGTTTCTCCACATTTTGAACATGGAACTTTTCTTTCTTTTCTAGTTGATTTATACATATTACTTCTGTCTTAGATACCAATATAATAACGCATAGCTTCCTTGTCTCTTACATTCTTTAATCAAATTGTCCAACACATAATCATTTTTCTTTCCTGCTAAAAATTTATTCATATTTATTCGCTTGGCAAGGTTAGCTGGTGTTTCAACTTTCTTTTCGTACTTAGTTCCTTTGCGTAAATTATTTACAGCAATCACAGTTTCTTTAATCATTTGGTCTCGCCAACTCTTATAGTCGTTTTCTTGGACTTCCACTTCTCTATTTTTTAGAAGGTCTGCGATATTTAACATAAAACGATTATACACTTTTTAACTTTAAATTCAATATTGACATAATTAAGGTTTAGTGTTAAACTTTAACTATGAAGAAACTACCATCAGTCAAAACAGCTAGAACTAAGTGTGATAATATTCTTAGTCCAATTATTATAAAACAATTTCCTAATTGTTTACTTTGTGGAAATCTTACTCAAGTTGCTCATCACCATTGCCACAAAAGTAAAAGCACAAGACTTCGCTATGATTTGAAAAATTTAATTCCACTCTGTTCTTCGTGCCACTTTAAACTTCACCAGAATGAAAGTTATTGGGCTTCAGTGATTGTTAATAAGAAAGGGCTTGAATGGTTTATTGATTTGGATAAAACCAAAGATGAATATGTGAAAGCTGATGTACACTATTACATTGCAAACTACGATAGATTGAAAGCTATTTTAGAAGAATAGTTATCCACACTTTAGGGGATTGCTTTTTAATATATATATGTTACAATTACTTTATTAAAAGTCTAATAAATAACCACGATGTTTAAAAACAAAAAGGTTTGTAAGTTGAATAAAGATTTGAAGAAATTAGAGTCTAAATTTGAGGCACTTTCTAGGTATCTTAATCTTGATGTTGTTGCAGAAATAACAGGAGAATACGACGATGGTGAAGTTTATTTTAGTACAGAAGTTGTTAATAGACTAAAAAAATAATATGCAATCAGAACAACAAATAAAACAAGAACGTGCAGTTAGAGCAGATATTTGCTCAAAAGAAATTCAAGACATTTTGAAGAAATATGAATTTGCTATGGTAGCAGAAGATAACATTGGTGCTTCTACAAAGATTAATGTTAACATTCAGTTAGTTGACCTAAAGAAATATGATTCATCTATTGCTCAAGAGGAAACACCTAAGGTTGTTTTAGAAGAAAGTCCTAAAGTTGATGTGACTGAACCTAAAGTTACCGATGCTATTGTTATTGACCCTAAAGACTTAGAATAAAATAATGACTGCTGACGATACACAAAAACTTCTTTTAGAAGGAATACCAGAAGTACCCTCAAAGAGAATTGTAATAGATTTTATTGACCACTCAGAACAAATTTACGAAACGCCTGGTAATTATACTGAAAATGAAAACGAAGTTCATATCTATGTTTCAAAGACAAGACCTCACTACGATATTTTGGTGGCTTTGCATGAGTTTCTTGAAGTTTATTTAGTTAGAAGTTGTGGTATGCCTATGAATCAGATTGATGACTTTGATATTGCATTTGAAAAAATGAGAGAAGAATATCCTGATATTGTTGGCGAAGAAGAACCTGGGAACAGTAGTCGTTGCCCGTATTATGATTTTCACCAGATAGCAACTAGAGTGGAGAAATGGTTTTGTGAGACTTTAAGATGTGATTTTAATCAATATGATAAAGTTATAAACGAACTACACAAATAGAATGACCAAACACATTAATCAAAGAAGAATAAGAGCTGAGAAAGCTAAATGGGCTAGGAATGACAAGCAACATACTAACGCTGTGTCCTTCATTACCTACATTGAACAAGAGAGAGTCACTAAGAACAATGTGAAGTATATTGATTTTGTTAAAGTTCTCCTGAAATACTAGGGTTTTCGAGAGGCTATTTTGAAGGCCTTGGTTTTTCACGGAGAATCAAGGTCTTTGATGTATATAAATGGGCTTTCGAGAGGTAAGTTTAGGATTTCAAAATTTCGCTCTTTTTTAAAATCATATTATAGTCCAAAAGTCCAAAATGGTTTATAGATTTACCCATTCCTTATCACTTGACATTCTTTCAACTTTTAAATTTTCTATCAAAGTACTTTTGAAATGTTGTCAAGCCTATATTTGACAAAAATGTTATTGTGTGAGAATTTAGGTAATAAAAAAAGACACAATCCCGCTGGTAGATTGTGCCTTTTGCATTATTTTGCTTTTGGCTGTTTACATTATTTCTCTTTGAACTCCTTTAACTTTAATAAACAGTTTCGGCTCATTCTTAATATATTTAAATTGTAAAATGGCCACCCTGTTATTTTTGTCTTTTAGTTCTATTTCTATCTCGTTGTTATCCCCTATGCCTTTACTTGTGCTTTGGCTCGTTGCTATTGCGTATAACCTCATAGAATTAAATTAAATCAATCTCGTTACTTTCAGAGTCAAGAAAACCAATAATTTTATCGTTATCAATCTTATTTAATACACTCGTTGATGATAAATGATAATAGTTATCCATTTTCTCACTTAAAAGCACGCAATCGCCCTCAAATTGCCAATACTTAATATTCTCATCAAGATTAAACAAATAAGCGGGTTTTAATTTTGCTATCTCTTTTTTTGATAGCTCATATTCTTTTTTGATAAAATCACTGTAATCATTTGCAGTAAAATCATCAGTTAAGGTTATACCTATTGTAAAGTGTTTCATAATGTACATATTTAATTATTAATGAACACCACCAGCAAGGTGTAGAAAGCTCATGCTCTCTATTGCTCCCACAAACGAGTTATAGGAGCTAAGAAAGGTTTAAGAGTTAAACATTGTGCCGTCCTCTAAAAAGGTATATATGTTGTATTCTTTTTTAATAGTTTTCATCTTTTTGTAAGTCAATAAAATCTTGTAATGCTCTCCTTGCTACTTCCTTTGGTATGTCAAAGTCTGAGTAATCATCATCAAAATCAAGTAAATTGACATCACTAACGCTTTTTAACTCTATTTCCTCGCTTTCTAAGTCTTTAATCATTTTAATATTGTTAAGATAATAATAGTTATCAATACAAAGGCTATAAAGACATCAATAAATTGAGTAGTGTCCTTTGATAACTTGCCTTTTAATCTGCTTTTATAGTTTTTATAGTCCATATCTATTCTGTTATCCCACAAGCTGATAAAAACTTTGAACGATTAAAAAGAGGATTTTTGTTAGCAAATACATAGCATAGGTTTCTTGCTACTTTTTCAATCCCTGCTATTCCGTCTAACATATCGTTATCTCCTTCATCTAATAATTCGTTTAATACGCTTGCTATCAATACATAATCTTTTTTTGTCATTGTGATGTTATGTTATTTCTTTTAATTGAATAATCAACTATCGACCTGTTATAGACAGTATATAACAAAAATTCTAAATACTATCATATAGATGTGGATAACTCTATAATTTAATAGTTATAACACAAATTACAATAACGTCAAATAATAGATATAACTATATTGATATTATCTTAAAAGTATGCTATAATATAAACAACCAACATATTATCGAAATATTAAAGGGGAATTGATACCGTCCCTCAATCGCCCAGTAATGGGGTAATGATTAAATAGCTTTGCTGATAAGCTTTAATTATAAGATAATACACTCAGACAATTAAAATATGTTAAAAAAACGTTAAGCGGTATCCTCGCTAGTAAGTATGAATAAATCATTGACATAAATTATAATCAATGATATAATGTTAAAATGACTACGAAACAACATAAACCCCATAAAGTCAATAGTTTTCAAGCTAAATCAGTTGCATTAGATGTAATTAAAAAGGTAAGTCAAGGTAAGCCTGTAAACCTTAGAGAGATACAGATTAAAAATGGATATTCTCTTTCTAGTGCTAAGGCTATGAAAGCTACAAAAGCTAGAAGTTATATTGATACTCTTAACCCTGCAATTAACAAAATGATTGCCTTAAGAGATAAAACTATTAACGCATTACAATCAAAGGACTTAGACAATGAAAAACTATTTGATTTAAACAACTTATTAAAAAATCTTAACCATGATTTGCAACTATTAAATGGTAAATCAACGGACAATCATAGTCATTTGACAAATGTAGTTATATATGGTAGTGATGATTTCTTAGCATTACAGATGAAGAAGAATAAAGACTTGACAAATAGTTAATTCAATGGTGTAATTTGATACACTAATAATTACTTGACACATTGATATAATCGTGTTAAAGACATAGAAATATACAGGGGTCAAATTGATGACCAAATATATTGACACTAATAAATATATATGTCTATTGACAAACTATAATATATATGTTAGAAAACACGCTTTTCAAGTTGGTTATCTGGTAGACAATAATAGTTTATCCGTAGTATCACCATAGCTATCCCTTGACTATCATTATAATCATTTGTATTCATTTTATTTTTTTCATCAACTAAAGCAAATTGGAACACATTGAATCATTGATGTCAATAGCCTATTAGAGAATTTGATTTTGAAATACTGAATTTTATTTTTTTTATTATATAAGGAGTTTACTTTTGTTAATAATTATGTTATAATGTTTCACATGGCACGACAAGACTCTAAAGATAAACTATTTTTAATATCTATTGAAGTTACTGCAAAGAATATAGTAGAAGCTCTTTCTAAGAAAGGGCGTATTTATAAGATTGAAGAGTCTTTAACTCCTCCAGAGAAAGAGAAACCTTTGGGTTTTAATAAATGAATTTCACACCAGAAAAGCATCAATTAGAAGTTCTAAAGAACCCTGCAAGGTTTAAATGCCTGGTCTGGCACAGAAAAGGGCACAAGACCACGTTAGCTCTTAATGAACTCATTAGATGGGCCGAAGCTATCCAAGGAACCTATTGGTACGTTGCCCCTTATCTTGGTCAAGCAAAGAAGATTATATGGCAAGACCCAGAGATGGGAGCTAAGTATGTCCCTCAAGACATTTGGGATAAGCGTAATAACTCTGAACTATATTTGACATTTAAGAATGGAAGTGTTCTATATATCATGGGAGCTGATAACCCTGATTCTCTTCGAGGTCCTAACCCTAAAGGTGTAGTGTTCGATGAGTATGATGACATGAAACCAGAGGTATGGTCTGCTATCGTACAACCAATCGTAACTGCTAACCCCAACGCATGGGTATGGTTCGTTGGTACACCTAAAGGAAGACGAGACTTATTCAATAAATTCCAGTATGCAGAACAACAGATGCAAGAGAAAGGCTCTAAATCTGAATGGTATGCTAATAAACTAAAGGCTTCAGAGTCTGGAATCATTAGAGACCAAGACTTAGAAGAGGCTCGTAAGACCACTACAGAAGACTTCTTTAAACAAGAGTACGAAGTAGAGTTCCTTGAAGGAGCAGGTACATTCTTTAAAGGCTTAGAACATGTCTTATGGGATGGTAAAGGAGAAGATGCCCTTGTAGGTAAAGGTAAACGATACCAAATAGGAATGGACTGGGCTAAGGTTAACGACTATACAGTCTTTGCACCATTCGACTTAACTACTTTCAAAGTTTTAAAGCCTGATAGATTCAACCAAATTGACTATAATTTGCAGAAAGCAAAGGCGGAGGCTACCTACCTACGTTATAACAAAGCACGTTGCATAATGGACTCTACAGGGGTCGGAGAGCCTATATTTGATGACTTGTCTCAAAGAGTACCAAGACTTGAACCTTTTATATTTACAGAGCAATCTCGTAAGGACCTTCTAACGAACTTAAAACTCCTAATCGAACAACAAAAGATTAAGATTCCCAACGACCCTATTGTAATTTCAGAACTACAATCATTTCAATATCAGTTGACAGACCGAGGAAAGATTCGAATAGCATGTCCTGATTCTCAACATGACGATACAACAATGGCAATTGCTTTGGCGGTTTGGGATATTCCTAAAGACCCAATTGACCCATTGTACTCCGAAGAGAAAGCTACTTTAAAGCAGTTCGATTTCTACACTAAGAACAAAAAGAAATTCGAAAGGTTTTTAAAAAGACATTGACAACTTCTTTCAAGTATGGTATAATTATTCTCAATTACTAAACTATTTTAAATATGGCAGAACAAAAATCACCTGAAGATACTATCTTATCGTTTATTGACAACGAAGCAGATAGAAAAGCTCGTAAAACAGTAATGGAAGCCTATGTCAAGGGCCGTAACATCCTCCAAAAAGGATACAATTACTTCAATGGGGACTCTTTAATTGACAAGATTGATGATTGGACAAAGCGTTGGAATGGTTACATCCCAGCACAAGACCCTCTTTTAGATTCAACACAGTCTCAGATATTTTTAAACTATACTCGTAATGCGGTTATAGGTTATTTGGTTAAGGTTGCCTTATCGGTAGCTAAGCCAAAGATTATTGCCGTCAATACTAAACTTAATATCCAGTCTAAGCAGTTCGCACAATTCCTTAGAGATGCTAATGAATACTCTCTCAATGCAGAGAATGGAGATTCAAAGTTCTTTGCTAATGCTTTAGAGACAGCCGTTAAAGGAACTTGTATCGTATACGAAGGTTATATGAGACAGGAAGTAGATATGGAAGTTCCTGAGAAGTTTGATGCTACTACGGGTAAGGTTAAGACCAAGAAACAGAAAAGAGTTCTATACGATGACTGTTATCAGAAGATTATCGCAGTAGAAGATTTCTATATCGCCAATGCTTTCGAACCAGACCTACAGAAACAATACTGGATTATTGACAGAAAGATTACTGACTACCATGAAGCTCATGATGAGTTTGAACACTACAAGAATTTTCAATATGTTAAACCAGGAGCCTACACACTAACAGCAGATGAACAAACATTTTATAGAGGAGACCTTGTACTTGAACTTAAGAAAGACCAAGTAGAAATTCTAAGATACTTCTGCCGTTCTAAGAACAAACATATCGTTTTAATAAACGGAGTACCAATCTACAACGGAGTTATTCCATTCAAAGATGGTATGTACCCTTATGCTAAATACATTCATGAGCCTTTGGCAAATGACTTCTTCTGGGGACAAGGACTTCCTCAAAAGATTATGGGAGAACAAGACCTTAAAAATATGTTCTTTAACATGTCAGTGGACAAAGCTCAAGCAGCTTTACTTCCTTATGGTCTTACATCAGACCTTGACGACCTCATAGAAGATGAAATTCTAGCACCTAATAAGATTCGAAAGGTGGGAGATATAAACAAATGGAAATTTGATACCCTACCAGGACTCTCACAAGGAGATGTTCAGATGCTTTCACTTATCGATAAGGAGTTCCAGGCAAACTCTAATAATGCCATGGGAACAGGTATCTCTGCTTCACCAAGAGGAGGTAAGTTAGCAGCAAGACAGATTCAACTACAACAGCAAGAGATGATGCAGAAGCTAGGATTCTCTACAAACTACCTAGAAGATGGAGAAAGAGACCGAACACAATTACGTTTAAACCACATATTACAGTTCTATTCTATTCCTAAGTTCGAAAAAATCACAGGAAAGAACGGAAAAGAACAAGAGAAACTTGTTTACCGAGATATTACACTTCATAACACTAAACTTTCTAACGGAAAGATTGGTAATAAGATTGTAAAGATTACAGATAAGATGGATAAGGCTGACCGAGTTAAGATGGCAGACCATCTATCAGTCCTTGAAGAGTCTGGAGACCAAGTAGGAGTACCTACAGAAGCTCTAGCAATAGATGTTTCTACATTTAATGACTATAACTTCGATGTTCAGATTATCAAGAACTCAACTTATGAAAGAAACCAAGGACTAGAACAGGCCTCAAGAATGGAATTTGCTCAATGGAGACTATCTATTGCCCAAGCAGCACCTGTCAACGCACCAGAACTCGTTAAATGGGTTGAAGAAGCCTACGATGGATTTGATACATCATCTTTCGAAGGAACACCAGGACCTCAACAAGATAAAAACGCTTCCGCAGGAGGTAATCCACCACCAGAAATGGGAGGACAAGGTAATAATCCTATTCCTCAAGGTAATCGCCCAGCTTCAGAAGCAATACGAACAAACCCAGCCAACGCAATAGCTAAAAAATAATGAAAAAAGACACGACATTAGAAAAGGTAAACGAACTTATCAAAGAACTTCCAGGATATATTCAGGTAGAAGGAGTAGACACTATTGACGCAAAGATGAGATATGGTCTAGCTCAGGCATACGCTAACGAAGGATTTAGAAAATACTTAGAGTTTGCAATCAGATTTCAAGATAAGGCAGTTGACAATATAACCACACAAGAAGATTTATATTTTTTAAAAGGTCGTAAGTTACTTCTTAAAGAATTTTATGGTTTATGTAAAAAGTCTTTTGAAGAAGCAGCTAAAATAGAAGCTAAATCAAAAGAAGGTTCAACATTTGACAAATAATTAAATTAATGCTATAATAATAACAATGAAAACAACTAAAAAGATTTCAAATAAAGTATCAAAAATAATGAAGGAAGGTATTAGAAAAAACACTAAGAAGCCAGTTTCAAAAACTAATCCTAGAAGGAAAGTTTCTCAGAAACAGGCTGTAGCAGTTGCTCTTAGTATGAGTAAAAAAGGTAAAAAATAATATGGCAACAAAGAATCAGTACGGAACACCAAAGATTGATAAGAAGGCTCCAGGAATGGATGCACCTGTCTACAATAAAGTTCCAAAGAAAGTAGCACCAAAAGCTACACCAACAAAGACCCCAAAGAGTAAAGCTAAACCTGCCAAGAAATTTAACGCAGCAGCTTACACAAAGGTAAAGAACAAGGTTTTCGGAATTAAGTAAAGCACTTTTACAATTCAACCACGACCACGACAAAGTATATTCAAGGTTTTAATAAGCCTTTATGGGGTGTAGTCGTGGACACAACATAAAGGTTTCAAAAAGTCTTGAAATATACATTCAAGATATTTTTCAAGTTTAATCATAAGTATCGTGTCGGACCACGTTAGTGTTCGTTAAAAACTATGACAACAGAACTCGAAAAGTTACTCGCTGATGAAGACAAAACTTCAGCTCAAGCGTTAGAGGATAAGTCTAAGACTAAATCCCCAGAGGAAGACAAAGCAGAGTTAGCACTGAAGGAAGAGGAAAGGTTAGCAAACATTCGCAAGGCAATCGCTGAAGCAAATGCAGAACTAAAAACAATTCGAACTGCAACTAAGAAAGAGAAATCTGGAATAGAAGCAGAAGAAGAGTTGCCTAAGATTGACTTTAATGATTCAGGTTCTAAGGCTTGGGATAAACATATCAAAGATACTGTTAATCCACTACAAGCAGAATTAGAAAAGGAAAAAGAAGAAGTTAGAACTTATGCTCTTAAGACTTTCTTAGCTGACAAACCAAATCTTGCTAAAGATTCAGAAGGACTTAAACGAGTTATCGGACTTTACAACAAGATTAAAACAGCTTCAGAACGAACCCAAGAAGGAGTGCTCACAGACCTTAAAAAAGCCTATGCAGCAGAATTTGCGGATGAAATTCTAGAAGGTGTACGAAACAACAGACTAGACGAAGCACGAGGAGATGCTATATTCTCCGACATCGCTGTCTCAAGAGGGTCAACTTCAATCCCAACTGAGAGAGAGAAAGCTCCACACCTTACAGGTGACGATGCGGCTATATTGGCTAAATGGGGTATGTCTCCAGATGCTTGGGTAAAACTAAAGCAAGAAACAGACAAGAAAAAATAAAGAAGTGTTATACACTAATTACTAATAATATATGGCAATTTACGGAGCTGCAGTATATCAGAAAGGAACTTTGGAAACAGATTTCAGATATGATACACTCGGCAAAAACTCAGAAGTCATTACAGCAGGTGACCCTTTAACTATCGCTTCAGGCGTTCTTAAAGTCGTTGCAGCTACAACAGACCCTATCATAGGAGTTGCAGCAAAAACAGCTACAATGTCTTCTACAAACCAAACCGTTGCTAAGGTTTATCCAGGATTTATTCCAGCAGGAGATGACACACTCTTCTTCATGGGAACAAATGCTGACCTAACTGGAAACGCAACAAACGGTGGAACATTTTATGGACTTTCAGGAGCAACAGGAGCTGTTGTTGTTGACGTTACATCAGGTGTTACTACTACAACTTCAAGACAAGTTGAAATTATAAAAGTCGACCCAAGAAACATTGGAGGAACAGGAGCTGGCTCAGGACTAAGAGAATGTCTAGTCAAGTTCGTAAAGACACCTTCAATTAACATCGGCATAACAGCATAACTAATTTTATTTGAAAGATATAAGTATATCAGGAAAATAATAACACTAAATTGGCAGACCTACAAAGATTATTTGATTTGGCTGACCCTCGAATCCGAGGTATTTGGGACGAAAAGCAAACACAGCTTTCAACTCGTTTAGAATACCAACTATTCGGAATGGCAGACCACACAGCTGAAATCTTGAACTCACAGTTCGAGAACTTCACTGGCTTGGGAATGGCTCAAGCAACTGGCGAAAAGGAACCTTACAACCGTGAGGACCTTGCAGCTGGTTACAACGTAACAATCACACCAGTTAAATTCACAAAGGCAATTGAAATCACAGAAGAAATGTTGAGATTCAACCTATGGCCTAAGATTAACAACTTGGTTAGTGGTGTTGCAAACGCACTTAACGCAAGAATTAACACTGATGTTGCTAAGATTTTCTACTTAGGATTCGGTACAACCTTCTTCACAGGAGGAGATGGAGTAGCTTTGTTCAGTGCATCTCACCCTATGGGAGATGGTTCAACACAGTCAAACACACTAGGAGCAATCCCTCTTACATACGATAACGTCAAGACTGCTGTGCAGAATCTTGATAGAATGTATGATGATAAGGGTATTCAACTTCTACCTTGTACAAAACTTAGACTTATTGTCGCAAGAGAGAACAAGGAGAAAGCAGAGGAAGTTCTACGTTCAATCGGTAACCCAGATTCAGCAAACAGAGTGAACAATGTGTTCAACAATGCTGCTGGTTCTATCGACCTCGTAGTAGCTAACTGGATTCCAACAACATACAGCAAATATTGGTTCGTTATAGACCTTGAAAGAGCAGCTATGATGACTAAAGTTGTCTGGGGATGGAGACCAAAGTTTGATGACGATAAAGTTATCAATAATGGAACAAAGGTATACACAGGTTCAACAATGTTTAGACCTGGATTCCAGAGTTTTCAGTGGGCAATCGGAGCAAATTCTACAACATAGATTTAGCTTATTGTCAATAGTTCTTAATCCCTATTCAAAGGATTATCGCAACCTTCTCGGTTGTGACAGGGTAATCTCATCGACCAGGTTACTCTATCCCAACCGAGACAGGTATTAGCAAATTAATTAAAATTAAAATGGCAGGAACAAATTTATTTTCTCCAACAACATCAACAACTGTTCAAATTGCTCTTACTGATGGAAGTAACAACGCTATCCTTGCAAAAGGAACAACAGCAAACGTACCTTCAGCAGTATCAGGATATGCAATTGGTTGTGAATATATCGCAACAGATACAGGTGCTCACTACTACAACGTAGGAACAGCAGCTTCTTGTATCTTCTCAGCTAACTCAGCTACTTATGCAACAGCTTCAGCTATCAACGCTACAGCTACAGCTACAGCAACACAATTAGCAACAGGTTACATCACATCAACATCAGCAGCAGCAACAACAATCACACTTCCAACAGGAACACTTTTGGGTGCAGCATTGAACGCAGCCGCAGGAACAACTTTTGAGTTCATTGTAGATAACACAGCAGGAGCAAACACAGTAACAATCGCAGTTGCAGTAAACGGTATTCTATCAGCAGCAGCAGCAGCAGGTTCAGGAGCAGGAGCAGGATTACTAACAGTCCCTTCAGGAGTAACAGGAATCGGAGTATTCAAGATTATGTTCTCTTCAGCAACAGCCTATGCTTTCTCTCGTGTCGCTTAGTTTAACAAATAACTAAAATAATAACGTGTCAATTAACAAAACAGATAATCTAAATGCTTTCACAGGAAATATTAATGATGCTTCTGGTATCACAGCGACAGTAGCAAATACCGCAGCATATGTTATCGATTCTAGTATGAGACAATTGAAATCAATTCAATTCACTTGTGCTAATCACACATCTGGAAACGGAGCATTTGGAGTTGAAGTTTCAAATGATGGAAAGAACTGGGTTGTATACAATAGACTTGTGTCTAACGTAACAAACACTAACGCACAATTCGATACAAGAGTTGCAGCACCTACACTTTCATCAAACACTTCAGCAATATACTTCTTCCCAACATCAGACTTGTTTAGATACATAAGAGTTTTCTGTACAATTACCACTGACGGATTGTACAGTGCTACTCTTCAACAGGCTGGATAAAAGTTAAATTCTATGTTATAATGTAACTATGCCAAAAGGATTAAAAGGATTTCAAAAAGGACACAAATTACTTTATGACCCAATAATTCTTAAAGGAAAACATAGTTCACCAAGAACTGAATTTACGAAAGGAAACAAACCACCAAAACACAAAGAGGGATGCAAATGTTTCAGATGTGATAAAAAGATTGGAATAAAAAATGTTCTTTGGAAAGGTGGAATCACATCACAAAATAAATTAGCTAGAGAAAAATTAGAAATAAAATTATGGAGGTTAGATATTTTTCAGAGAGATAATTTTACTTGCCAAATGCCAGGTTGTGGAAAAAGAGGTGGAGATTTACAAGCCCACCACATAAAAAGATTTGTTGATTATATTGAATTAAGAACAGATATAAGTAACGGATTAACTTTATGTAAAGAATGTCACGATAAGACAAAAGGTAAAGAGAAAAAATTTGAAGAATTATTTATCAGTATAATTAATAATTAACTTAACACGACTATGTTAAAACACTTAAACGTAGAAGAACTTAGAAAATTAAATCTCAAGCAACTTGGTTTGCTAGACATCGACTCACCAGAGTATGAAGCCTTAGTCGACCAAGTTGTTAATGAGAAGAAACAAAATGCACCAGTGGTGACAAAGATTAAAACAATCGATGTCCCTGACATTAAAAGTCCTGAAGAGGAAGCTAAATGGCAGAAAGTAATTGATGCAAGAGTAGCTGCGACAAAACCTCTACAAGTATTTTCAGAAGCTCCAGTAGATAAAGTTGACCAAGATACAGTAGAGATATTAGAAGAATCACCTATTTTGGAAACAACACAAGTTGTTGATAAATTACCAAAAGGGTTCTGCGACAAATGTGCTAGTAAAGGGGTGAGGCACCTTAAAGTCTGTCCTAATTATATAGCAATAAATAAATAAAATGCAAGAAGAAAAAACACCATTCCAATATTCAAAATATGGAAACATGATAAAAAGTTTCTTACACACTAAGATTGGTGCAAAAGTAGGTTATTTTTTAAAGATTAAAAGATTCAACAGAGTTGGAGCAGTACATACTTGTGCTAAAACAGGAAAACAAACTTTTCTTGGATTTGCATATAACTCAAGAGTAGATAAGGGTGGAGACTTAATTGCTTCTCTAATTACAGGAGCAGCACAGAACTCAATCTCTTCTCCTCTACCTCCAAAGTATATTGCACTTTCAACATCATCACTTTCCCCAGCTCACACAGATACAACCCTTACAGGAGAAACATCTGCAACAGGTTTAGGAAGAGCATTAGGGACACAAAGTTCTTATGTGACTCCAACAACCCTTGACGGTGCTTGTTCTTACACAGTTACAAAAACATTCACAAATACATCAGGAGGTTCTGTCACAGTTGTTTCCGCTGCACTATTTGATGCAGTTTCAACAGGAAATATGTTTGTAGAAGCAAACCTATCTTCATCAGCAGTTATGGCAACAAATGATACACTTGCGATTACGTGGGGAATAAATTTATAAAAAAAAATGGCAATAGCTTTAGATGCAACATCTACGGGCAGTACACACACATGTACAGGAAGTAATTTAATCCTTTTTGTTGCTGTAACAGAACAAGGAAATCCTGGAACTCCCACAGCTACCTATAATGGTGTATCTATGACCTCACTTGGAACACAAAGTTATTCTAATGGTTCATTTACATTATTTTATTTATTAAATCCAGCGACAGGTTCACATACAGTTTCTGTTTCTAGTGGTGCTGATTCCAAAACAAATGTTAATACCTCTTATACAGGTGTAAAACAAACAGGTCAACCAGATGCTTCAAGTAGTGGAACAAATAACTCTGCCACAACAAGTTTAACTGGTTCAGTGAACACAGTTGCAGATAATTGTTGGGTAATCTTAGGTGTAGGAGTACAAGGGGATGGTGTACATAATACAAGTTTAGCAGCAAGCACTGGTGCTACATCACGAGTTTTAAGTAATTCTGTAACATTAGGAGCTGGAATTTTTGATAATAATGCCAGTAAAACTCCTGCAGGTAGTGTATCTGAATCAGCAACTTTTTTTTCAGCAAGAAATGGTGATTGGATAGTTTCTATAGCACCATTTACAATCAATAACTATACTCGTTCTCTATCAGACTCAGTCTCTTATGGAGCAAGTAGAACAGTTACATTATCTAGAATGTTAGGATATGGAAGAAGTTTAACTGATTCAATAATGAATGGTGCTTCTCGTTTTGCGACAGTATCAAAAGGATATGCTCGTTCTTTATCTGATTCAATTATGAATGGAGCAAGTAGATTTGTAACACTTAGTAGAATTTATAATGCAAAAAGAAGTATTAGTGCTTCAATTTTAAATGGAGCTTCTAGATTCGTCACACTACTTTCACCAGGTTCACACGTTAGAGTATTGACAGATAGTATTATGAATGGTGCTTCAAGATTAACAACATTAGCTTTTAAATTCTTTAATAGATTTTCTTTAAGGCCAACACTAAATACAACACAAGATACTAAACCTAATGTCGAAGTTAATAAAGATAATAAACCAATAATAAAATAAGATGGCAAACATTTCAATAAAAAATATAGATTTAACAGTTAATGAACCACAGACATTCATAACTGCTGACACAGCCTCTGCTTCAGGTACACTCACAGTAAAAAACATTGGTGGATTTGCTGTAAATCAAACACTTCTTCTTGGTTCTTTAGGTAACGAAGGTTCAGAGATAGTCAAAACACACGCTTCAACAGCTCCTTCAGGTTCGACAATTACTCTAGCGGCTAATACAGTCTTCCCTCATTCATCATCAACACCTTTGATGATAATGTTATACGACCAAGTAGAGTTTTCTAACGCAACAACTATTGGTGGTTCAAAAACAGTTCTTGCAACACAAACAATTGACACAGGTTCAGACTATTCTGTATTCAATGATATAAACTCATATTCAGGTTATTACTTTGCTAGATTTAAGAACTCTATATCAGGTAACTTCTCAGGTTATTCTGACCCTATTCCTACATCTGGATATACTCAACTGTCAGCTCGTAAGATTATCGACAACGCACTTCAGGATATAAACAAAAGAACTTCAGATGTCTTAACAGACGACTACGCATTTAGACAAATAGATAACTGTCAAATGGAAGTTATCAGAGACTTAAAGAGATGGTCTTTCATGCAGAAGTTTGATTTTAACCTAGGAGCAGTAACTACAGGACAGTTTAAAATTGCTCTCCCTGCTGACATTGACGATGCTAACTCAAACAAATCTATCTATAACTTTAGAATAGGAGCAAATCAAAACATCAACTGGGTTGATAAAGAGAAGTGGAATCAAATTCTTCAAAGTGTTGCTCATACTACACTTGCTTCAAATATTAATGTAAGTGATGCTACAGTAACTCTAACTGATTCAGGAGATTTTCCAACATCAGGTACTCTAACTATCGGAGCCAATCAATACACATTCATAGCAAACAACACTACAACAAATGTACTTACATTGTCAACACCTTCTACCACAACTAACACAGCAGGTCAAGATGCTTTCGCTAGTGCTTCAACAGGTATGCCAACTTACTGGACAACTTTTGGAGGATATATTTATTTCTACCCACTAATAGACGCAACTCAAAATAACAACAATGCTTATATGGATTATTATTCTCAGTTGCTTCCTACAACTACTGATACTCAGACAATTGTAATCCCTGACCCTACTGTAGTTCAGTACTATCTTTCATGGAAATTCTCTCTTAAACTAAATAATGGAGATGCTACACCTGAGACAGATGCTTGGCAGAAACAATACCTTGCTCGAAAGGCTAAGATGATTCAGAAAGAAACAGCAAATAGAACATTCCAATTGAAACCTAGACTTAATAGATTTTCAATGAGAGACGGTGATAACAAAAGTGTACGCCTACAAGGCTTTGGTCCATTATATTAAACATGACAGTATTTAAACCAAGTCATCCTACAACACCTTTTGAATTAAGGGACTTTTCTAAAGGTAGACAAACATCTTATTCGATGAATAATTATTTGCTACCTAAGAACTCTGCAAAGAACTCTGTGAATGTAAACTTTGATACAGTCATTGGTTCAGCAGTAGTAAGACCTGGGACTACTTTACTTGGTTCTAATGTTGCATCTGGTAAATCTCCTATCGGATTCACAGAGTTCGTAGGAAAAGCTGGTTCACCAAACCTAACACTTACAGTATTCCCAGGTGCTTCAACAGCATCAATTTACTACTATGATACATCATGGCACACTTCAGCAGTAACCACTTTAAACAACACAGCAACATGTAGATTCGCTACAATAGGTGGTAGAGTATTCTTAGCTAATGGAGCATCAACAACTACAACAGACCATATTATTGGACTTATGTCAAGCTCAGATGGCAATAACTGGGATAACACAAATTGTGCCGCGTCTGATGTATCTGCTGGTTTACTAGGAACAAGAGCATTTATAAGACCAACTTTAATTATAAGGTCTAAACAAAGACTTTTGGTTGCTGGAGATACAATTAATACATTAAATAAAGACAGAGTTTTCTTTTCATCTATTATTCAACCAAATGTAATAACACAAGCAGTAACATCTATAACTAGGTCAGGTTCATTAGTTATTGTTACAACGACTGCAACAAATACTTTTAATGTTTATGACTATATAACAATTTCAGGAGCAGACCAGACTGGATATAATGGAAGTTGGATGATTCAAAGTATTGTTTCTCCAACAGTCTTTCAATTTATACTTAATACAACACCAACAAGTCCAGCAACAGGAACTATATTAGTTTCAGAATCACAATTACAATGGAATACTGATATAACAACAGGTGATTGGATTGATATAAACCCAGATGATGGAAATAACATCACAGCATTTGCAGAAACAGCAGACCAAACATTAATATTCAAATCAAATGCTATGTATCGATTAGATGTTATCAATAAATCTGTGGATTCATCGAATATATTTAATGTTGGTGCAGTATCTCAAGAAGCAGTCACAGACTGTCAAGGAATAGTTTACTTCTATTCAGGCGATGGAATTTATAGAACCAATGGAGGATTTCCAGAACTTATTTCTCGTCTAGGTTGCCAAGACTTTTTAGATGCAATTCCAGTAGAAAATCAAAGTGCTGTAAGTGCAGGACATGATAGATATAATGTATGGTTTTCTTTAGGTGATATAACTTTAAATACAGGAAGATACAACCAAAGGACATATAATAATGTAGTTGTCAAGTTCTCTGTAAGAGATGAGACTTGGTCAATTCATTCATACGCACAGAAACCAGTTCTATTCTCAAGATTCTATACTTCAACAAATGGTCGTAAGACTATATTCGCTGACTCATCAGGAAATGTTCAGACACTTGATTTAGGACAAACAGACAACGGGACACCAATCTATTTCGAAATGGAAACACAGGAACTAGAATTAGGTAATCGTGCTCACGTTAATAACATCAATGACCTCATTACAGTCTACACAAACAATGGTATTGATTCAAAACTTCAATTCAAAGCAGATGAAGGAGATTACAAAGATATTAAAATCTCATTAGATAAACGGGTAAACACAGGAGATGGACTTACGATTCAAGATGCTCACTATATCACATTCAAATGGTATGGTAACTCATCTGGTACAGCACCAGTCTTTGAAGGACTATACCTTGATGATATTAATGACGAAGGTCAAGTAACAACACAATAAAAGTAAAATCATTATGATAGAAGAACCACTAATACCACATAATAACGTAGGTGTCAATAAGACTATGGGACAGCCAGATTCTATTGCTGATAAAGTCAATAAGAATATTTCTAGTACACAGGTTAAGGATAAGACAGGATATTTTACTGTAACAAAAAGGTCTGGTGCTTTTCAGACTTCTGATAACGTCTATGAACTTTATGCAACTCCTCCCCAAGGAACAAGTAGAGGAAACTTTATTTACATTGGAACAAATGGTCAACATACATATCAAAATGTCGGTTTTATAAATATCACTGCTAATGTTGATACTTCAAAACCATACGGAGACATTATGCAAGATGGAGCATTAAGACGAGATAATGGGATAATTAGTTTAAGTCTCTCATTTAACAATAAAAATTCTTTCCCTAATTTTCTTGAAGCTGTAGTTGTTGAAGATGCTAGAGCAGTTTATGCAGATAACACAAAGTCTGGGATTATATCTATTCTTCAATCTTTAGGTGCTGATGGAAGTTCTAACTTGCAATATTATCCAGATTTAACTAATAAAAATAGTGTATTAGGTTTGTCAGTTGATAAAACTGGTGTTAGTGTAGGAAATTGTTTCTTTAATCTACCACCACTTTCAAATTCTTCAGCAGGTGCTTTAACGCCTACAAATGGTAGTGCTTACTATAACACTGACACAAACTCTATTAAAGTTTATATCAACGGTGCTTGGAAGACTGTAACAGTATCATAAATAAAACTAGACAATTATTAATAAATATGTTATAATAACGAAACAAATGGCTACCTCCTATTCAATTAAACAGGGTGACACACTTTCCAAAATAGCTCAAGCAAATGGAATCACACTTAGTCAACTATTGGCTAACAATCCTCAGTTTAAATCAAATCCTAATGCTATTAAGCCTGGACAGACAGTAAATCTAGGTGGCTTTGATGTTTTCGGAGGTTCACTCTCAGATACTGTAAAAAAGAACGTAGGAGGTCCTACAGACACCACAGGAGCCTCAAAAACGTCCACCACAGATACTTCAGGTAGTCAAGGTAGTGATTCATCCTCTAAGACAGATACAGGCTCTAAAATCAACTCACAACAGGCTTTATTGTATACAGTAGCAGATGTTAATTCAAATGCAGTTCTTAATGGTAAACCACCAGTTTCTTTTTCAGAGGCTTTATCTTTAGCACAGAAAGACCCTAATATAATTGCCAAATATGCAGATGCAGCCAAAATTGACTTGAGTCAATTTAATGAAAATATTAATCAATTACAAGTTGCTACTTCAATTGAAACAGATAAAGAAAGAATACAATTTGAAAATGATAAAAAAGCTCTTGCAGAAGCAAATGCAGCAGCAGGTACAGCTTATTCAGGTTTTAGAGGAAAAGCTGAACAGAATCTTGCTTCTTCAGAACAAGGTATCGTCACATCAACACGTTCTCAATTACAAAAACAACTTCAAGATGCTACAACAGCTTTTGAATCTAAATATGGTTCTAATACTACAACACAAAATATAAATAATGGAACACTTAATACAAATGTAAATTATAGAAATCCATTGACAGGAAGTTCAGAAACAATCTCACCAACACTTACTGGAGGATTGACTTCTTCTGCTGATATTGCTAAAACAGCAGATATAAATTCACAAGCCGCTTATAATTTTGGAACAGTCGCCCAACCAGATTTAAATAAATAATATGACAGACCCAAATAAAGATTTAGGACCACTTAATACAACGATTGATGCAGGTAATACTGCTGGTGCTGCCGCTTCAAAGATTACTGGTATTCCTTATACACCTACTCCAACACAACTAAGTCCTGAAGATGCTAAACTTCAATCTCTTGGATTATCTGCCGACCAAATAAAACAAGTAAACGAAGGAACAATGGACCCTAATGCTTTTAAAGCTCTTACTGATACTGTAAATACAAAACTTAAAACAAATAATGAACTAACTACTCAGAGGTCTTATCTTATTTCTCATCTTTACGACCATCCTTTGACTCCAGATGAAATGTCAAAACTTCCACCTGAAATGGCTAGTGTTATTGCTGCTGGACCTGAAGCAGTACAACTTCAAATAAGAGTTCTCAACGACCAGATTTCAGGTAGAGCTTCTACACTTAATTCTAGTATACAATCTCTTTCAACTGCTTACGACGCAAATCAAAAGAATACTCAAGCTGAGTTAAATAATCTTTTAACTTTTGCAACGAATAGTGGGTATCAAATTGGAGACTTAGTTAAAGCTATGGAACCTGTTTTTGGTAAAAGTGTCACAGATAGTTTAGCAAAAAATCTTCAAGCTCTTGGAGTTTCACCTTATGTAAAAAGTTCTCTTACAGCTAACCCAACAATTTCATCAGGAGGAATGAGTCTATCTGATGCTATTACTTCACAAGAAAGTGCAGGTCAACCATCAAATGTAGTAAATCCTGATTCTGGTGCTCTAGGTAAATACCAAATAATGCCAATGCACCTTTCAGAGCTTGGATTGGACCCAAATAATCCAGATGATGTACAGAAATTCTTAAATGACCCATCTCTACAGTTACAATTACATAATAAAATACTTTCAGATTTAAATAATCAATATGGAGGTAATCAAGATAAAGTTATTGCAGCCTATTATGGTGGAGCAGGAGCCGCTGCAATTGTGGGAACACCTGAAGGTGACAAACCTCAAGGAAAATATCCTTCTATTAATGAATATGTTGATTCAGTGAAACAAAAGATGCAAGGAGCAACCACAACTTTCTCAGCAGCAAGGCCAGACGAAAAAACTGGTAATCAAGCAATACCAGGGTTAGAAGGTAAATCAGCAAATGCTTTATACCAATCAGCTTTAAGATATGCTTTCCAAGGAGGAAATATCCAACAATTCTTAGGAGGACTTTCAAGTAATTCAGCAAAAGAAAAAGTTAAAGCATATATAGACGGAACCGCAGCTGCTATAGCTCAAGGTCTAGGAGTTGACGAATATCAATTACAGGCATTGTACAAAGCAAACTCTTCAGCTGTTAAACAAAATGTTGAGAGACTTGCAAGAGTTGAATCAGTTAACAAAGCCCTTACACTTAATACACCTAGACTTAAAACACTTGCTGATGCAGTTAAAGCAGAGGGAGTTAATATTACAGAATCTGATATTCAAGCTGGTTACGCTGATGTTCTTAGAAGAACAGGTAGTACAAATGCCGCAGCATATTCAGAACTTATACAAACAATTAGAAGTGATTACTCAGCAGCTCAAGCAGCTTTGGCAGGTTCAAGAGGAGGACAATTCTTCTCAGATGCAGCTAATAAGGCAATACCAGTAGGTTTGAGTTCAGACCAATACCAAGCAATCTCAGACACAATTATTCTATCTACAAACAACGCACAACAAGCAATCGGAGATACAGTTCAAAGTTTAATTGGAACAAGTGGAGGTTCAACAACTTCTTCAAATTCTGATAAAGACCCATTAGGATTAGGAATATAATAATATGTCAGACACATCACAAAAATTAACGGTTGACCAATTTGCTCAATCTATAAAAGATAAGTATCCTCAGTATTCAAGTGTGGACAATGCAACTCTTACTCAAAAGATGTTAGCTAAATATCCTACCTATGCAGATAAAGTAGATACTACTCAAACTACTGGTTCAACGGGAACTACAGGTTCACCATCTTCAGGAGGATTTCTAAGTAATGCTTGGAATGTCGCTAAAGGAGTTGGTAAATTTGTTTCTAATTTAGGTGTGGGAGCAGGTGCGTTTGCAGCAGATACAGTTATGGGTACAGTAAAAAGTTTAGCCTCAGCAGATGAAAGTATTGTTGGAGCAGGAGCTAGTTTATCGACAGGAAAGAAAGTTGACGCTGGAACAGGAATTGCAAGTGGAATAGGAAATATCAAATCACAATTTGATACAGCATTAAAACCCCAGACATCTACTGTTGCAGGAAGTATTGGCTCAACAGCTGCTCAAATTGCTGCAATCTCAGCAGGAACTCCAGCAGTTTCAGTAGGTAAAGAAGCAATAGCAGGATTTGGGGACTTAATAAAACTTACTTCAGAAGGAAAGAATCTTTCAGAACTTCCTTATGTTGGTAAAGTTGCATCATATCTTACATCTAAAATTACAGGAGCACTCCCTGAAGCAGCTTTTGGTTTCGGTTATGGAAAATCTCAAGGACAATCAAATCAACAAGCACTACAAACAGCTAAAGGTTTTGGAGTATTCTCAGGATTAGGAGAAGTTATTGGAGATGAATGGAAAGTAATTAAAGGTACAGTAGCAGATAACGCTTTAAGAGCTTTTAATATTAAAGGACAGATGTCTGATAAACAAGCATTAGACCAAGTTCCTAAAACTATTGGTGCTTTAAAAACAATGTCTGATTATGCAGGACAAATTACTGTGAAAGACGCTAGCGGAGTTGAAAAACTTTGGAACCCAGTTAAAGCTACAATTCTTGAAACAGCAGATGCTTTCGGACAAATAAAAACAAAGATTTATAATCAATATACAACTCTTGCTTCAAAAGCAGGAGACCAAGGTGCTAACTTTAGTGTCAAAGATTTTAACGATGTCATAGGACATTTAAATAGTCTTACAAAAGATGCTACAAGTGGAATAAAAAATAAAGTTGCAACTCTAATAAAAGACCTAGAAGATAACTACGCAACAATTAATTCAAAGAGTGGTCAACCTCACTTTAAGAACACAGACTTAAATCAAATACAGAATTTTATACAAAATATTAATAAAGATGTCAACCCTTTATCTGACTCAGCAGGAGCTAAAGTATCAGATAGTCTTTCAAGATTTATGAGAGATATTATGGATAACAAAATAACCAATGCTACAGGTGAAGGTTACCAAGAACTTAGAACACAATATAGTAATCTAAAAAGTATTGAAAAAGGAGTAACTGACCAAGTTAAAAAGAAACTTAATGGTGCTGGGGGAGAATTAGGAAACTTTATCAAAGGAGCAGCAACTCTTGAATCAATTATCTCATTGGCTTCAGGTAATCTTGCTGGTGGAATTAAAGAAGCAGCACTTGGAGCTTTTGCTAAAACAATTGGAACAATTAAAGACCCAGAGTCATCATTACAGAGAGCATTTTCTCAACTTAAACCTACAGAACAATCAGCATTAAAAACTAGATTAACTGGTGTACCAAAATAATGTCAGAAAAAAGCAAGTTAAAATTCATAATTTTATCGCAAGGTTGGGATGGATTTTCTGTTGGTTTTGGACTACATAGAGAAGGATTCGATGTGACTATAGGACAAATCCAAGACGTTTCTGAACTAAAGAATGGAGACTCTCCTGAAGACCCAAAGGTCAAAGAGATGAGACTTTCTCAATACCAAAATATGTTCAAGATTGTCCCCGCAAAGAAACTTGTCAAGGCACTTATTAAAGTGGAAGACAAAGAAAACTACTTCGTTTTTTGTGACAAAAACTCTCTTTGGTTCTACGCTGAAATTCTAATCAAAGCAGGTTTCACCAAAGGACTATTTCCTTTGAAAAGTGATTTTGAATTTGAAAAGAACAGAGACGAAGCTATGGCTTTTGTTAAAAAGAATTATCCTGAGATTAAACTTATTCCTTTTAATGAGTTCTCTAAATCAGATGAAGCAATAAGATTCCTAGAAGCAAACCCAGGAGTATATGTTGTTCAATCTAAAGGAGACTATGTTTCAACAGTTGTTCCTACATCAGATGAAGAAGAACAAGCTACAGCTCAAATCATTGGACAGATAGAAAAGAACAAAGCTCTTTATGATAAAGGTGGTCTTATTCTTAAAACTAAGTTAATCAACCCAGTGGAGTTTACACCACAGATTGTTTTCTTTAATGGAGAACCTGTATTTACAGATGTTGATATTGAAACAAAGAATCTGGGAGATTCAAATAATAATGGTAATCAAGTAGGATGTGGAACAAACTTAATCATCTCTACAGACTTGGATGAGAAAATAAACAAGATTGCTTTCCCCCCAATTATCTATGAGATGGCTAAGTCTAGAGTTGGTTTGTTCGTTTGGGATATTTCAATATATTTACACGAAGGAAACTTATACTTCGGAGAATTTTGTAGTAATCGTTTAGGATATGATGCTTGTCAAACAGAGATGGATATGTCTGGAGGAGCAGGTAAATACTTCACTTCGATTGCAGAAGGAAAGAACCCACTAAAGAAAAGATTTGGTGCTGGTATTAGAGTGTTTAATTTAAATAAATCACACGAAGTTAGAGTAGGAATTGAAGGTATAGAAGAACACGTTTGGTTCTATGAAGTCAAGGGTAAAGATGGAGAGATTGTTTCTATAGGAAATGATTGGGACCTTGGTGTCATTACAGCTTCAGATAATGATATTGCTAAAGCGATAGATTTGTGTTATAATAACAAAGATAAGTTTGTTTTTAAAGAAGCCTATACACGAACTAAGGCTGACTTCAAAGAAGTCTACCCTACTTCCATTATTCATCGTTTCAATGAAATCAATCATAAGTATATAGAAGCTCCAGAGTTCAAAGATGATGCTAGAAATGAAGAGAAGTTTAAAATGAAATTAGACAAGATAAACGAAGAACACTCTGTAGCTATTGAGCAACTCCAGAAAGAAAACGAAGAGTTCAAGAAAGCTATCAGAGAGGAAATAAAAAAAGTCCTCTATGAAGACCTCTAAAAAGAAACAATTAATCTCACTCTATAAACGCCTTGGTGGCGAAGACTATGTAGAAGATAGTCTTATTGACAGTGTCAAGTAACTCTTTCATAAAAACAGGTGGTACTTCTTCTCAATTCCTTAAAGCAGACGGAAGTGTGGATTCATCTACCTACACCCCCACCTCTCGCACCCTCACCATCAACGGCACTACCTATGACCTTACAGCAGATAGGAGTTGGAGTGTGGGAACAGTAGTAGCTTCTGACCTCACACCCTACGCAAAAATTGTTAGTCCTGTTCCTATTACTATTAAAGATGCCCCCACTTTTTCATATACTTCTAGTAAACTTACAGGTATATCTTATGCTGATGGTACGACAAAAACTATCACTTATAACGGAGATGGAACATTTCACCAACTTGTTGTTCAGTATCCAGCAGGTGGAGCGACGATTACAAAAACTGCTGTGTATACAGGAGGAGTATTAACAAGTCTTAGTGTTGTATAATACACCATATATGAAAAAAGGATTTAAAATGACAGAAGAAACTAAAAAGAAAATGAGTCTAGCTAAACTGGGTAAAAAACGACCTGATTTAGTTGGAAAGAAATTTTGTTTAGGGTTAAAACAATCAAAAGAATCTAATCAAAAGAGAAGTCAATTTATGACTGAACACCCAAACAAACCTTGGTTGGGTAAGACATTCTCTGAAGAACATAAACGAAAACAAAGAGATTCAATATTAAAAGGAATTTTAGAAGGTAGAAATAAATCTTGGAAAGGTGGCATAACTCCAGAAAATAGAAGAATAAGAAATTCTTCAGAGTTGAAACTTTGGCGTAAGGCGTGTATGGAACGTGATAACTTTACTTGCCAAAAAACTGGAGAAAAAGGAGGTAAATTAGTTGTTCATCATATACATAATTTTGCTTTTTATCCTGAACTAAGAACATCTATAGAAAATGGAATTACTTTATCTAAAAAGGCACATAAGGAATTTCACCATAAATATGGCAACAGAAACAATACCAAAGAACAATTACAAGAATTTTTAACAGTAGTATAATAAACATATGAACACCACCTTCCAAATCACCAACACAGTCCAAGAAAATGACACCACCGTCATTGTCTTCGCTGGCTTTACTACAGACGACCAATACACAGAAGAGTCTTTCCGCTTTCCATTGTCAACTTCATTGTCAACCATTTTCAAAACCTTACAGGATAGAGCGACATTTTTTGATGAAAGAAAAATAGAGATACAAAATCAATTCGATACATTATCAGAACAACTAATACCTACACAAGATGATAGTAATATCGGATAACACAAACCCGAACTACAACGGAAACATTACACAAGCTAATGGTCTTTACCGTGTCGAAGCAGGAAACTTGTCTGCTTTTTCTTCAACGGTTCAGGCTCTCTCAACAAGTGCTTATACTATTCCTGTAACATTTGCCAACGCAGGAAACTGTAAAGGTATTATTCTTCCACTTATTCCAACAGACTCAACAGTGGCTCGTTCAGTGACTGTAGTCCTTCAAGAGCTTGTCGGAGGTACAACATGGACAGATAGAGCAACAAAAACTTTAACTAACCTTGAAATTTCAGCTTCGTATAACTTTACAGCAAATACCATTGAACTCTATTCAACATTCAATGGATTTATAAAACCTTTTCGTTTTGCTACACCTTATGCCGTAACTAACGCAGCGGGTATATGGCGTTTCTCGATAACTTCCGCAGCAGGAACTGGTACATGGAACTTGAAAATGGTAACTACTGGAGTACCCTCATACGCTGCATGGTGTGATAACCAAGTTACATTCACAAGCAACCAAGACCAATTTATTGCTATGGATACTTTGTACCTAAATGCAGCAGTGACTTTGGCAGGTGCTTTACAAGCTAGTGATACTGTAAACTCTATTGCTGGTTGGGTATGTTCAAATGACACACGAGATATTTCAACAGTATGTAAATTGATGTGGAGTCCGACCCCAGTTTCTTCATATAAAGTGGTATGTAACGGATTTATCATAATGCCAGAAGCAGGAGGATTTAGAGCAGGAACATCTGGTGTACCCATTCCTATCGCTTCTATGGGAAACATAGAATGGAACGCTGCGGTAGTAGGAACAAACACCTCAAACGTATCATCTGGTTTCACAGGAATGAGGCAAAACAGTCAAACTGGATTTAACTTGTTTATTTACGGAGAAATTCCAGCTTACGAAGATACAGAACTAGCAGCTGCCGCAGCAGCAGGTCAGCCTACAATCACCGTAAAAGACACAACTGGTTGGAATATAGGGGATACTGTATTTATTGGAGAACATGTTGCTAAAGGAGCATTGGATACTACTGTATATACTATCCAATCTATTTCAGGTACTTCGATTACATTTACAGGGAACTTGGCTTATGCTCGTGCATACAATGCAACAACAGGTGAAGGTGCAAGTGTTGTTCGTTTGAATGGATATGGTTTCAAAATGAACTCAACAAATGCTTCAGGTACAGGACAACGTACAATTAGATTTGCTAATATCGTAGTTCAAGGTTGTCAATTAGAAAACACTTATATTCTTGCCACCGAGGGAGTGCCAAGTACCACTCAAAGAATTGGTACTGATATAGAACATGGTTTTTATCACTGTTCTGCTCTTTCATTATCTAACTCTTTTGCAGCATTACTTGTCCCTACAGATGGAGCTGGACAAGGAATAAACCCACCAAAACTAGGATTTAGATTCAACAATGTCAACCATGTAAAAATGGGTGGATTCGGTACTCTATTTACAGGAAATGGACAAGGTCCTTTTATTGTACAAAATTGTATTTACTTAAACATTGACGTAAACGGAAGTGGAGCAAATGCCCTAGGAGGATACTGGACTTATGTAGACAATAAACATGAAGGTGCTAATTCACAAACTTTTGTTAGAATTTCTGGAGTTAAATCTACATTCAGGAGAAATAGATTCTGGGGTCACAACGGAGGAGGTTCTTCTGGAACAGGTGCAGTTGTAATGAACGCTTCATTCTTTATTACTGATTGGGGAGACAACACATTTAGTAATAATCTTGTTGGTATTCAACAATCAGGATATGACTTTGGTTGTTATTCTACAGGAGATAGTTTCGGACAATCAACTGCAAATCAAACTGATGTATACCAGTACTACAACACTCTTGTTCAAATGACGTACTATAACTATAAAGGAACTATAACAAGCTCTATCCTAAACACTGGTATTGTAAGTGGTTCAAAAACCGCTTTCGTATCAGAAAACCAAATACTAAACAACGACAGACTGTTACAGCAAGAAGGAACAATCACCCATACAGGATATGGACTTGCTGATACTACAGTATGGACTGGCACAGCCTTTGGTGCAGCTTCCGCTGGTCAATTCGGAATGAGACTTGCACCATATAGCGGTACTACAAACCTACTCGCGTACCAAGATAACGGAGGGGTTACAACAATTGGTAACGTACAGAACAAGACAGTAACAGTAACTTTGCGTGTAAAGATAAACAACGCAGCTTTTTACGCTGGTGTACATGTTAAACCAACTCTTAAAGTAACCTATGATGGAACGACAGTGGTTTCAAATGTAGCCGCAGGTAATACTAACGACCAACAGTTACAAGTAGTCTTCACACCAACCACGACACGACAGGATATTCAAATTGAACTCAACTGTTCAACAGACGCAACAGGAACAAACGCTTATGTTTACCTTGGTGAAGTATTGGTGGGACTTCCATCAGGTATTTCTGTTGATACTTCAACACTTGCTTCTTGGACAAATGCCTTACCACTTGGATATACCAAAACATTTGCAAGTCCAGCTAGTGCATGGGACGAGCCATTAAACATTCACACAGTGGCAGGAAGTGCAGGAGCAACATTAACAGACGCAGACAATAATACGAAAATTATTCCTGCACTTTTATAAGATAATTATTATAAAAATATATGAAATCAGCACAAGTATTATCAGAAGCAATCAAGTCGGAGGAAGTTAAAGAGGAAACTCCTGCATAAGATGATTGATTTATCAGAAGGAGAAAGACTAATAAGAGTTGAAACAAAAATGGATAACATCGAAGTAAAGATTGACGAACTTAGTAGGAAAATGGATTCATTTATAGACAAGTCTGAAGATAGATTCGCTTCAAAATGGGTAGAGAAGGTATTGATAGGCGGGGGAACTCTAGTAGGAACATTAATAGTAGGGGCTTTAATGTCTTTAATCTTGATTAAATAATATGGAAGAAATTAAAAATGGAGTAGCAAAAGACACTCGTAGCGAAGAAGAAAAAGCAAAAGACCATCAACATAATTTTTATTATGCAGGACTTCCAGTAACTTGGATAGAAAAACCTACATACAAAAGATACCTACAACGTAATCAAAACGGAAGTTCAAGTTGTGTCTTTCAGAGTTGTGCCAAAGCTATTGAGATTTTAGAAGGTGTGCAAATTTCTGCATCAGAGTATTTTTGGAGAAACAATTACCCAGAGCAAGGTGCTTGGATTCAAAACGCAGGAGACATATTTAAAAACAAACATTGTGCTTTAGAGAAAGACGAACCCTCACAATTTCAAAGTGAAACCACAATGAACAAGATAAGACCTTTAAATACTACAGTTGCGGCTTTAGGTTATAAGTTCTGCACTCCTAAAAACATCGAAGAAATCGCACAAGCTATTCAAGCATACGGACAATGTGTCATTACGGTTGAATCAAACTCACAAGAATATAATCAACCAAATCAAACTCCAGTTTATAATGGTCAACCAATAGAATGGGGACACGCTATTTGTGCAGTAGACTTCACTTTACGAAATGGGGTAAAGACTTTAGTTTGCGAAGATTCAAGTGGACAGTGGAGTTCACCAGACGGAGTAAGATTTATCACAGAAGATTTCTTAACTCATAGAAACACAGGTGCGATGTATTTTATTGGAACTACAGATGTAACTAAATTACAAAACTCTCTTATAGATTTAATGAAACAACTTATAGTTCTATTGAAACAAAAGTTATCAACACTTGCATTATTGAAAAAATAAGAGTATAATTATAATAGAAAGTTAGCTAACATTGTTAGCAACTTGCTGGGGACTGCTTAGAAAATCTCAATGATAAAGTCTAAAGACCTCCCTAGCAAATTGTTCGCAATTTAGATGAATCTGGTCGCCTGTAGGCAGAGCTGAATAAGCGAATGTTCCAGCATCTAATGGGGATTAATGATTATCAGTGAGTAGTCAATCCCCTAATGTTCTTTGAAAGGAGAAATATGAAAGATGTAGACATTGTAATGTTTGCTGCTGTAAAACTTGGCGTGTGTTCAGAGAGAATTTTCGGATTATCTTATGAATATGCAGAAACGCCTAAGTCAAGACAATTCATTGTGAACCAATTTAAACACTGGTATCTCACTGATATTGTTCCACAAATAGTGGAAGATTTCTGTTTGGATGTACTTTCAAACAGAGTAACTGGAAAGGAGATTTGCAAATGATGACGAAAAATCAACTTCGGTTTCTAATGCTTGCTTGGGATTTTTCTTCCGAAGATAGAATGATAGTAGAGGAAGCTCTCGAAGGAGGGTTTATCGCTACTGCTAACATCTTTGCAGAAGCTCTCATACGAGACAAGAAACAACATCCTAATTTAGGGCAACCTAACTTCGGACATAAATGAGCAAGTTACATAATATGGACTTGCATTTTTTTTAAAGTATAGTATAATTTAAGTAGATTTTTAATACAAGTCTCCTGAATTGAAGCTCAAGGAGACTAGATATAGACCTATGCAGATAATGTTTATATTGAAATAGCCCGTAAACGGAACTCTGCCACACCGATTCAGTCCTTCAATGGACAATCCAATGAGTCGTCAGACCATTCTTCAATTGCGGAGAGTCGGTGTGAGAATGATTTACTTTTTTAACTCATTCTGATATAATAGATACTTAATCGGGGTTCAAGACTGAAACTCTTTCCTAAGATTAAACGATAAAATCCCCTTGGTTGATAGGGGATTTGTTGTATTGATTTTTAGTTATAAATATGTTATAATAGTTGTATTAATAGCTTAGCACCAAAGATGGCCACATCCTGCTAAGCGTGTGGCCTTTTTTGGTACATATAATGGGTAAACATTTAATAAAAATTGGAAAAAGAAAATGTTATATTTGTAAAAATATATTTGACTTAAACATAGAAAATTTTAGAACTTCTAAAACACAGTCTGGTGGTTTAACTAGTTCTTGTCGTGAGTGCGATAAAGTAAAATTGGATTTACTACATGGAAAATCCACGAGAAAAAAAGTTATTGATAAATCAAATTTTACCTGTACAAAATGTGGTTTAAATAGGCCAGGAGAGTACTCTTTCTTTGATATTGACCATATAATACCTTTAAGAAGAAATACTAATAAACTACCTCATTCTACATATATAAAAGAGAAAGATATTGAAAACATGCAAGTTTTATGCCCGAATTGTCATAGAGAAAAAACAATTATTGAAAAATTTAGAGGTATTATATAAAACTCAACCCTAACAAATTAATGCTAGGGCTAAGTGAAATCATCTTTCTAAGTCTATTCTCCAGGACTTTCTGGCTTGATAATATTATATCATATCCTAATCTTCTTGTCAAGTAAGTTTTCTATAACAAGACCATTCATGTCCATTTCCATTTGCCAATCCTTTAGCTAAGAACTCTATTGCAAACTCTGGGTTATAAGCATCTGACTTAGATACCTCTGGATGCCAAATATCATTTATCTGAACTAATCCTCTTGCGTGTCCGTTATCTCCTAATGCTTTAGGTTTATATTCTGATTCGCATTTAATCACTTTGTGCATCATAGATTCTGATACATCATACTTATTTGCATAAATAGCAATTAATTCTTTAATAGTTGGTTCATGTGGTGGAATCACTTTAACAGGTGCTATAGTAGTATCTGCAAAGCAATATGAGACCAAAAATAGCCCGATTAGAGCTATTGTTAGTGTGTTTTTCATAGTAGAACTGTTTATCGTCTGTAAAGACTAGTCACGCACAATTCCTGCTGCAACTCCTAGTTGTTTATGTGCTACCGCTTGATTAATAACTCCATATAGAGCCACTAATCCTGCTAGTATTTGTACTGCTGTATCTTGAGCAACAACAACTCCAAAATAGTTAAGTCCTGCTACGATTAGAGCTGCGATTGAGATATATGTTCCGTTGTAATTCATTTTAGTTAGTTAATTATAAGTTTATAATCTACCTACTATCATTGTACCACATTTAGTCTAACTTTGCAACCATCTTTTCAACATCTTTTACACAAGCATTATATCCATCAAAGGCGTTTCTAGCACTATCTCCTGCTGCTTTCATCACTCTTTCGCTTACAACCTTCTTCTTTAGTTTCTTTAAGAATCTTAATTTAAATTCTTCAATTATTTGTTTTTCTGTTTTCATTTTGTTTTATTTTGAAAATCTATTACGAGTAGAATTTCTATTAGCTTTTAAAGCTTTTTCTCTTTGAAAATTAGAAAATCTTTCTTTAAATTCTTTTGTTTGTTTTCGACACTTCCAATTTTTAATAGCATCTTCAGCCTGTTTAATTTTTCTATCAGTTCTCATAAAAGGAAGTAGTAATTCTAAAATATACATCGCACTGTTACTAGAAGTAAAGTATGCGTAACATTCTTTAGATGTACCTTTTCTTCCACAAGAAACAGCACCGTATCCAAAAAAATCATGTATCTCCTGTAAAGATTGTCTTTCTTTTTGGTTAACAGTAAAAGTTATTCTTCCAACACCTCCTTTTTTATCAGGATAATATCCACAACTACCTTCACCTTCCCAAAAACCTGCTAACCAAATTAAATATTCTTTATCCATTTTTTAATTTTAAACTACTCCATGCACCACAGTTAATGCACTGTAAACGTTGAGACTTACCCTTCCTAGAAATCTGTATTCCTCTCTTATTCAAATGGGAACTACCGCAGTTTGGACATTCTCCTTTAAGTCCTTGGTCTGGATGATTCTTAATCCAAGGAAGTAATTTAAGATAAACCTGTTCTAAAAGAGCAACATCTTGCTTATTGTACTTCAACATTTTCTTCCAAGCCTTTAAATCTCCTGCTCTACAATCAAGCCATAAATCAAATCCTCCTGTATCAATCTTTCTTCCTAAACCTAAATAGTTTCCAATATCATCTAACTTGTTTGAGTTAAAGAAGAAGTATCTCTTTGCAATCTTCTTGGTATCTACTGTCTTATAAGGACTTGGTGGAGGTAAACCTGCTTTAGCAAAGAACGCATTAGACTTTCGAATATCAAAACTATCAAGATGATGACCTATAATCACATCTGCCTCATTAAATAAATCCCATAGTTCTGTAACTAATTGTTTATCATTTTCTTTATCCTTCTTATACATTGGAAAGTCTGGTAAACCTCTTGCATGGATTGTTTTCTCTCCAAGCCATTTATAAGCGAATGTTAGCATATATCCTTCTTTTTGGAAGGCTATTACGTTCTGTTCCCAACGTCCCCATGTATAACCTAAGTTTGCAAAAGTCTCTATATCGAACAATAACATTTTTTGCTTATTCATTATTTTCAAGGAACATTAATCTAATTTAGACTTCACTACATTAATAAATTTCTCGACTTGAGTGCGATAATAGGATTCAAAGTCTCCAGTCTCTCCTCTCTGTTTCCATAGTACAAATAGTGAATTTCTCAATCTCTTACTAGGTGTCTTATTCTTATCCTCAGCTTGTTCAGTAGGAATATCCATAGTCTCAATTTGATTCTGGTTGAACACTAGCCACCCAAAGTCTCCATAGTGTTTATCTAACTCTAATAGCTCTTCAGATGATATTTCCTGTGTTTCGAAACGGATAGAACAACTCCTATCTGCTTTTCTTGAAAATCCTGTTAAATATGCTTGAATTTTTATCATTTCTCTTGTCTATAACGACTTTTAAGCGATTAATTAGCTATTATGGCAACTATGTAAGGGTCGAGCATCTAAAGGCTGTGGCTGACCTTGTAGCAGGTGCAGGAGGCCTTCTAGGAACTTCTCTCGACTCAAAACTAGCTTATTTACTACTTCTGCCATTTCTCCTTCGACTTTTCTTTCTTCCATCATCTGAATATAATATAAAGCGTTCTCTAAAGTAGAGAAATAGTATGTTAATTTTCCTTTATGAGTTGTCCAATTATATTTATCACAAGTTACTATCCAACCTTTGATTTTAAAGACTTCTCTAGGTTTAGATTCTTCTTTACCCTTCTGCATCTTCTCAATTTGTTGTTTAGTTGGTTTCATTAGAATGGAATATCCTCTACATTAATATCATCAGACTTATCAATCTGAGCATTATATCCTTCTCTCATTTTAGTAAGATAATCGGCATCTTCTTGAGAGATTTCTCCTTCTACAACAGGATTACTAAACTTCTTTTTATATTCTTCAGAACCTTTAATCTTTTCTTGTAGAAATTGTGGTAGAGATTCAAAGATTCCTTGATTCCAGTCTGAGAATGATAGAGTTACAATAGGATTAACTTTCTCTGGACAAGTCTGTCCTTCCATTAGTGGACTAACAGATGAAATTTCTCCTCTGACGTTTCCTGTTTTAGAAGTCTTGTGTTTGATTGTAAGTAAGCAAGGTGTTCCTGCAAGTTTCTCAATATCAAATGCGTATGCCTCAACGTCTGTAAGTGTTACACCAATCAATCCTTCAACAATCTTTCGTAGGTTTGCTTTTGCTCCCATTGAAAGTGTATATTCTTGTTGGTGCATTATTGGCTGAGGTCCTTTTTCTTCTTTAAATACTTTAGTCTTTGTTGGAAGTTCGAAAGCTAAGAGAACTTTATTTGTCATTGTCTTCTCTCCCATGTATGAACCTTCAATTGTTCCAATCTGGATTACTTTAATTAATCTTGCAAGAAATGTTCCTGCTGGTGTTGGGTCATATTTTTTAATTTGTGCTGATGCTTGTATCATTGTAGTTATTTGTTATTTAGTTTTTTTATTAACTTGTTTTAAAATCCACGCTTTCTTTCTTTTAACTTCTTCTTCATTTATTCTTCTTTTTCTATCAATTGAATCCTTATGTCTTTCTTTCCAATCTTTAACTCTTCTTTGGTGTCTATTTAATTCACTTTCCATATTATTTGTTATTTTTTTTCTTAAACAAAACCAATGCCGCTTTGAAGGCTTCTAAATTTCCTTCTACATCCATATTTTGTTCGACCTTGAATGTTCCATCTTTCTTTAAATTAACTATTACCATTCCTTCAATTGTATATAATTCTAATTCTTTTAACATCGCTGAATATGCAGCAGTTTGGTAAAAAAATTCTTCGTAAATATTACTTGAAGTTTTTGTGTCACCTAAAAATATCTTTCCATCAATCTCACAAACAAAGTCACAAGTACCAGCACAATTCATTTCTTTAGAATATAAAATCTTTTCTGACTCTAAGAATTTAACATTATTAGATTTAGCCCATGTTATGAATTGTTCAATAGCTACTTTATGGTCTTCTTGTATTTTAAATATCTCTCCTTTGATTTCTACTTCATCTGTGATTATTCCTCCTGTACATCCTCCTGTTTTAATCCATACTTCAATTCCTTTGTGTACTATAGTTCCCCAATCTCCTGCATCTGTTTTCTTTTTAGAATGAGCTTTAGATGCTTCAATTAAATCTGATTCATTAACTTTATATCCTTCGTGATTGTGAAAACAATTCTCTCTAATATATCTTGCTGTCTCATTGGCACTCCATTGGATAAGAGCTGGCTTTGAAATCATAGATAAAATTGTTGTGCAACCAGGAAGTTTTATCCCATTAAGTTTATAACTATGATTAGTTTCATTAAATTCAAATATATCTTCTTTTACTTTTATTTTCATTATTTTATTTTAAAATCTTTTAAGCAATGTGGACATTTTATAACTCCAAAATGTGTATTCTTCATAACTATTTCTAAATTTTCTATTCTATTGTCGGTTTTAATTGCATTTATATGGTGTACTTGTTCATCTTTAGTTAAATAACGACCAATCTTTTTTTCCATAATTAATCTATGTTCTGCAACATATCCACCTTTATTTTTAAAAGGATGGTCAGGACTTTTTAAAAAAATATAGTTTTTTATTAATTGTTTTCCTCCTTTCCAATTATGATTTTTTTCACCTTTTAGTTTCATAAAAGATTTTGGGTCATTATTTCTACATTTCATTGAACAATATTTTGTTCTATTTGTTCTTCCTTTATTAACATACATTATTTCTTTACAAGTGATACAAGGTTTATATGTTCCGTATTTTTTTATTTCTTTTCCTGTCTGTATTTTAGTATTATATTTAGCTTTACAAACTAAAGAACAAGTCGCAGATTTTCTTTTTCCTGTCCTAAAATATGTTTCTCCACAAATTTCACATATTCTTATATTTTCATTTTTAACTTCTCTTGCTTTCATATAGTTATAATAGCACTAATGTTAAAAAAATTCAAGTACGTTATCCCCAGCTCCTCTACAGAATGTATCTTTAAAATCTTTGCAGATACCTTTCTCAAAATCAACACTTGATGATGTTAGAATATAATGTTCATCCTTATTAAATTGTTGATTCCAATTCTTTAATGCTTGCCAAAATCTTTCTCCTTTGTGTGTGTTGATGTAATGAGCAAATGCTATCAACATTAACTGTGTTTCTTTATACTGTTTTTTGTTTTCCATATTTTATAAATTCATTAATATCTTTCTCATCGACCACTTCATAATTTCCTGTGTCTTCATAGAATCTCTTTCCACTCTTCCAATACAGAAAGTCTTTCCATAGAAGTCCTACTTTTAATACTTTATCTTGTCCTTCTTCACTTGTCATTTGTTTCCTCAATTATCTCATAATAATTATCGACTTTTTTAAGTTCAGTAAATCCTGCTAAGTGAACTACATTGTCTGGGTCACCGTCTTCAAGTGTGCAATAAGAATACATACCATCAAGATGATGAAATGTAATAAAGCATTTTTTACCACTTGTCATAGTAACTTGTATCTTTGAACCTTTTGGTATTTCGTATAGTTGCATATTTTACTCCCCTTGTTGGTCTTTTAAAATCTCCTCTTCTCTAAGGTTATTGTTTGACATGAAAATCGGGGTATAAGCTATTAAATTCTTCTTTAGTAATACACTTTTTAGTCATTATCCACTTACAATCTTTTATATTATCAAAAGGTAAAATTTGAACTAAAGGCTTTTCTTGTAGTTCTTTTGGAATAAATATAGGTATTCCATTTATAGAACTTGAAAGCCAAATACCTTCATTGCTATAAGTATCAATCACCTCAATCTTTAGTTCTCCTTTCTTCTCCTCTATATTGTTTGAGTGGGTCATTTTATTTAAGTAGGTTATTAAAAAATGAATCTATATCTTTTCCTTCCGCTAGGTGGTCTATAAAATTGTGCCAAGCAGAAATCCAAGGTATCCATTTTGCCCTATCGGTATCTATTGATTGCCATTTTTGTTGTTTACCTAAGTAATACCAAAAATCTCTGTCAAGATAAACTCGTTCAATAGGTACTTGTGTTCCTAGTAGGTGGTCAAAAATATAATCATTTGTTATTACCGAAAGCATAACAGTAAATCCTGTGCCTTTTCCTTGGAGTGTATATCCTCCCTCTCTTGCTTTTTGTATTGCTTCTTTCATTTCTTTACTTATTGTAGGTTAGCTTTTAAATTATCTCGTAATGTTCTACCACCACAACAACACATATTACCGTCGCAACAATTTGTTTCATCTAAGTCTTTATCCCAAATTTGTTCTTTCCAATCAAGAAAACCAGTGTAGAAAGTCATATATTCACTAAGGTATATTTTTATTTTGAGTATTTTATCTTTCATTTCTTTCCTTTTAGTTCTTAATCTTCAAATATATCTTCAACTCCACTTTTAATACCTTTTGCAGTTCCTTTTACGATAGAGGAAATTCCAGTAGTTAAAATTGATATTCCTTGAGCTTCATCTGAATTTTCCCCTGTAATATCATCATAGATTTCCTTTACCCCATTTAAAGGGCTTAAGGCTACTTTTGTAATTCCTTTTATTATATTGAACATATTATTTTTCTCCTTTTAGTTCTTGTAGGGTTGATAAAACTTCTGACTTTCTAAGAGCTTTTCCTGCTTCTTTTATTGGAAAATCATTTACATACATATATTCTCCTTCCATTTTCTCTATTCTCTCAATAGCCTCCTCTAAAGTATTTATGTTGTTTTGGGAAAAAATATCTTCTAGCGATTTGTCATCAATGCGGTAAATCATCATTCCTAGCATCTTATCTTCTCCGTCAGAGTATTCTCTCATTTTACTCATTGCTTTTTTCACACTCTCTGTTTTTTGTTGTGACATTATATTATTTTGCTTATTTGATAACCTGCATCCTTAACTATTTTTATTGCCGATTCAAGTTTCAAAGATTCAAAAGTGTCAAGAGATTCAAGGTTTCCAATTTCTAACTTCCGGGACGCCGACAAGCCCACGACGCCAACGCGGCGGTCGTCGAGCCAGCCGCTGACGCCGAGACCCCCGTCATCGAAGCGGCCAACGAGGACGCGGTCACCGACCGAGACGAGAGTATCACCTTTAACGTACCAATTCTCTAAAAGTCTTTCTCCAGTTTCTTTGAAATAAGATAAAATTGCTTCTACAATTATTGCAGGATGAGTGGGGCTAAATCCTTTAGGAAGCTCTTTTAATTGTTCTTTGTAGGTTTTATTGCAAAGTTTTCTATCAAATTCAATTTCGTAAGTTCCTGCTTCTGGTTTTTCAGTATAGAAACTTTCATTTTCATACCAAGATTGCGGATAAAATCCACTTGAACCCGTACCGTAAATTTCTTTAAGTTCTTTTAATGATTTACCTGTTGTTTTTATTTTCATAGTTTTTGTTGTGGCTCTGACATATTATTTAATTAAATCTAGGTTTTTATAAATGTTGCCGATGATTTCAATCTCCCAAAGCATACCGATAGAAAAGCCGTTTTTCTTTCCCACTTCCCACTCTTCAAAAGCACATTCGTCTTGATTGAATACGACTTGACTTATTCCTTTATCAACCGTTTCACCACCGTGAGTCCAATTTATAATATCCCCCTCATATATCTCTTTTCCGTTTTTGTCTTTGAGGCCTGTGTATTGCATCCAAACGCAATTTACAGTTCTTGTGCTTTTTATACCATTATCATCGTCATCATCGTTTAATTGTAACAATTCTAACTTTCCAAAATTAGTAAAATTAAAAAAGTAATTATTTTCGTCCATCAAACCTTCTTGAAGAACCATAAACTCATTATCTTTATCCCACGCTCTAAATTTTATTTCTCTCATATATTCATATTCGAAAGTTGTTTTCATTTTAGTATTCTGATTCTGGTAATTCTCGAATGACCTTTATTTTTGATGTTCTAAGTTTGCCGTCACAATCAGTAGAAACTACAATATTTTTTATATCTGTTTCGCATTCTATGATAGCCATATCACTCCAACTTTTTCCAAATAGTAATGCCCAATTCTTATGTGCTAGATGAATACCATAAGAACAAGAACAATTTTTTGAATCATCATTTTTTTCTTCTTTAATTTCTCCAATTTTATAAGTAAAGTTTTTATTATAATCAGAGAAATAATAATCATCTTTTTTATGTACTGCTTTGTAGAGAATTACTTTTTTCTTATTTTTTTCTACTGGATACATCTTTGAGAACATTTCAATAGTAGGATTTGTTTCAAAAGTTTCTTTTATCTGAACAAAAGTTACAGATTTTGTCATTTCAATATCTATTTTTTTTGTTCCTATTTGTCTTATTAAGTTCATTCCTTTAGCTACGATTTTTTTTGCTGAATATAATAAAACTATTGAAGCAAGACCTGTAAGGAGAAGAATCGTTGCATTGCCATAGATAGACTCAATCATTGCATTGCCATAGATAGACTCAATCGTTGCATTGCCAGAGACATACTTAATCGTTGCATTGCCATAGACATACTTAATCGTTGCATTGCCAGAGACAGACTCAATCATTGCATTGCCATAGATAGACTCAATCGTTGCATTGCCATAGATAGACTCAATCATTGCATTGCCATAGATAGACTCAATCGTTGCATTGCCATAGATAGACTCAATCGTTGCATTGCCATAGATAGACTCAATCGTTGCATTGCCATAGACATAG